ATCTTCGTCTTCATCTTCATCAGAAGAATCTTCAATAGACTCGCTATTTTTTAGATTTAAGTTTTCATTTTCATTTACATTTACATTTACATTTTCATTTTCATTTACATTTACATTTTCATTCACACTTTGAATTTGTTCTGTAACTGGTGGAGGAACTAATTTAGCAATTTCTCCAATTGGTATATCTTTTTTAAATTCATTTTCATAATTAGATTCTAAGTCTTCATCTACACCCTGATCAAATAAATTGTCATTGTCATTGTCATTTAAATTTTCAAAAGGTTTTTCAATACTCTCTTCCTCATCAAACGCTCCAGATAGATATTCATTTAGTATGTATTCAAGTGGAACTTGATTTGATATCGCATCTGTTATGGATGTGGATATTATAATAAATAATTTTTCTTTATCACTGTTTATTATATCTGGACAATAATAAACCTGTTCAGATGCATTTATTATTATTTTATGTAAAAAGTTATTAAGATTTGGAACTTTAATTTTTATAGGTTTATCATCTGCTTTTATTCTTACACAAGCTAATATCTTAACATGACTTACAAATATAGCAGTTATTAAATCCATTAAATAAGGGTATCTACTGTTTATTTTTTGAAGATACTCCTCTAATGTATAACTAGACCATTTAGGAACTTGTTTAAGTTCTTTTTGAAAATTAGAATATGATAGACTTCTTCTTATATTATTTTTTTGTGAGTTTATGAATATATTCTTAATTAATTCGTACATTTCTGGTTGAAGAAGTGATATTAATTGTTTAGTATATTCTTCTTTAGCCGCAACTATTACATTAACGTTTAATGTTTCAGACATGGTGTATTTAATTTTAATGTTTTATTTTAAAAACTGAAATTAAACATTAAAATTAAATATACGTTAATTATAATTATGCCCTGTAAAAGAAGTGAAAAAACTGTAAATTGGGTTTTATCTAGTGATTTTATAAGTAAAATCAAAGAATCTCTCCATAAAGATAAAGTTGAAATAGCTGGGAAAATATTATTCAAAGATGATGAATATTGCAATAAAGACGTATGTAATAAAAAAAGTACAGAATTTAAAATCAATAGAGGTAATGAAGATTCGGTTGCAACTCCATATGGAATTGTTAATTTTCATACACATCCAAAACAGTGTTACATAGATGCGGACACTATATATGGATGGCCGTCTGGTGAAGATATTCGTCAGTGTATATCTTTTGCTAAAAAAGACAATTTAACACATATTGTTTTCAGTCTAGAAGGTGCATACATTATTAAAGTAAACAAAATGATAAATGGTACACAAACTAAGATGGTAGAGAGTATATTAAAGCATACGCATAGATTTAGAAGTCCTAATCCTAAGAGACAAAATGATGAATTTCATGATATGATAAAAGTTTTAAGACTTCGTAAACAAACAAATCCAGTTAAAACATGGTTAAACCTTGTAAATAATTTGTCTTTGAAAAATATATACAAATTGTACAACCATAAATTTAAAAAGAATTTATCTATACCCAATGATAATACTAGTGTATTTTCAGTGGAGTTAGTTAAATATGGGAAAACTATTAATTTTAAAACTAATTACATTAGCGAAGTGTGTCATAGAGAATCTTTTCGGTAGATTCATCAGTAACACAGAGTATTTCTGGTACTTCATAGAAATTAACTAAGATTCCTCTTTCACATTTTACATTCTTAAGGTATTTTTTAAGTTGAACGGTTTCTTTATTCGTTAATCGTGTACTTTGAGACTTTAGTTCAATTATGAGTTTAATATTATAAGGAGTGCTTGTATGATAAATAACTATATCAGCTCTTTCGAACCCAATGTATATACCGCTGTAATGTATAGGAATAATAACTTCGGTCCCACAATAATAACCCAGTCTTTCTAATTCAATTCTTAAAGCGTTTTGATATATATTTTCTTTGTAAAAATCCCCTAGTTCATTTTTTACTTTTTTTATACAAGTTAGTACATTTTGGATTATTTCATCCATTTACTTATTATTTAAATCTGTCTTTAAATTGGATTATTTAAAATGTTATAGAATTAAAAGCATGTTCAACATGGTCTACCTTTCTCTTATGAGAACGTTCTTGTGGATTATGTATCATTTTTTTAATGATATTAAGATAAGTATTATGATATTCAGTTGATTGATTTCCATCAAAAACGGTAACATTTCCTAGAAGACCTGGCAATAGCCAGTCATCATGATAATGTTCGCACTCCAACAGGTAGTCCAAGGAGATACCGGTCTCACTGGGTCGGTTACGTTCCATTACTCTATCATAACAGTTTTCAGCAGAGGTTTTTAGATAGATGAATTTAGGTGTTGGAATATCTTCCATGAAATTATCAAACCACATTTTATAACATGAAATCTCAATGTCATTAATTTTACAAGCCTTATGTAACATTTTTGTAAAAACATTATAATCCGTATAAACACATCTTTCTGTAATTATAGCAGTGGCTCCAATTTCCTCGGCCCGTTTTATGGCATCCTTGAGTCTTACTAGACGAGAGATGTATGCAGTCATTTGAAAACAGAATGCATATTCATAAGGATGATTATAAAACTGTTGCAACAAACTAATTCCGTTACTGTCTTTTATAGATTCCCATACATCAACTGGTTCTTCAACAAAAATAATGTCCGTTCTATCGTACATTTGTGCGCGACAGTAATTAAAAAATGTTGATTTCCCTGAGCCGATATTACCCTCAATGGATATGATCATTTTATAATTATATATACATTATGTTTTTAAATAAATTAAATCAGAATAAAGATATATCTTTAAGTTTATCTTTTAATTTATTTTCTATATTAAAATCGTCTATAGATACACTATGTTCTTCAAGATCTCTTATAGAGTATTCAATTAAATTTAATTTTTCTTCGGAGGTTTTTATTTTAAATTGGGATATTTCCCATCTTACATAAAATGCAGTTTTTGTAAATATTATAACACAGCATTTTATAATAGCTATACCAGGCATTTCATCTTGTAAATCTGAATGTTCTATTGGTTCGTTTTTATTTTGATAAAAATTAGAATTTTCATCATAAAAACATTTTAATTTTTTATCATCTATACAATCTCTATACAAAGTCTTACAATCATCAAGTGAGATATTTTTTCCAAACCAGGATTCACTATTTTTTGCAGTTTCTTTAATAACTTCTTCTCCTATCCAGGCTATATCCTTTCTTGTTTTGGAGTCAAGGTCTAGAAGAGCTTTATTATTAATTTTGTCTAATAATACTTTATTTTTCTTTACTTGTATGATAATTTCTTCATCGTTTAATATTACTTTAGAATAAAATACACCGTCTTGTATTTTTACAGGATTGTATACACTAAGTATAGGACTCATTGATTATTAATTGTTATTATTTTTTATTAATAATGTAAACGAATATGTATTATATTTATTTTATCATTAAAAGCTGTATAAGTTCATGTCTTCCATTATTAGTGACGAATGAAAAAATTGCTTTACCTCCGTATTTTATTTTTTCTTTTGTAGTGTTTTTGTTATCAGAATCAAAAATTTGATAATTAATTTCTTTACCCGCGTAAATTAAAATAGAATCGTTTGTATTTAAATTAGATTCTATGTTTTTAAAATTATATAATCTTTCAATGTATCTACTTAAATTAAGAAAAACGCAGTGATTTTCTGCATCTCTATTAACAGAGAAATTTAAAAAATCCTCGTTTTCATCTAAGGAAAATAACATAATAGGACTTTTTATTTCGATAGGGACTTCTTTGTTTAATAATTTTTTATTGTCATCTACTGTTAATTGGAGCATATCTATGTTTTTATAAGATATCATCTATACTACTATGATATATTATAATAATGAATAATATAACGAAAATTAAGTATACATACCATATGGTAAAGTAGATATTTTACCCTCTTTATTATCTGTGAATATTTCAATAGCGTGTTTAAGGTCATCGATTTGTATAGTATAAGTTTTTTCATCCCCAAAATTCTTCCTGCAATTATGTATCAACGCCTTTTCTATTATATTTTTCACGTCACCTCCGTTACCTGTAAACAATTTATGTTTTTGGGTTAGGATGTCAATAATTTCACATTCATTACAATCTGTTTCCCATTCTTTTTCTTTAATTTCTTTATAGAAAATTTCAGCTAGTTCTTTAGGTGTATAATTATCTATTGTAAATGTCCAAGGAAATCGTCTTCTAAGTCCTGGATTTATACTAAAAAAACATTTATCCAGTTGTTCTTTATATCCAGCTATTATACATACAATCTTATCGGAATTCTCCGTTAGGTATTGATTTATTGTATCAACACATTCCTTTGCATACATATCTTCTGTCGATGCACTTCCTATAGAATAAGCTTCGTCTATTAAAACAACCCCATTTTTACATTTATTAAGAGCTTTTGTCGTTTTAATAGTTGTCCCACCGAGATATTCAGATATTAAATCAGATCTTTTTAAAACATTAAATTTAACTTTATTAAATATACCTATTTTTGCATAAATTTTAGATAAAATACCCGCAACCGTTGTTTTACCAGTACCAGGAGGACCTTCCAAAACTGTGTGTAACATTATCTTTTCATCAATGTCCTGAATAAAGAATAATATTTGTTCTAAAACTTGAGACTTTAGTTTTTTTAACCCCGTCATATTATTAAGTTCTTTTAAATCATCTAGGATGTCAGGTAGTAAAATCATCTTAGATGGATAATGTTTTCTTAGTCTTTTACTGGGTAATTGTTTTTTATCATAATCTGATGCCATGGTTATTAAAGAGTCTAATGTTTTTAAATCATATGATTTTATATCGAATGTTTCATCGGAATGATGACCCAATTTTCTTTTCATGGTTTATTAAATAATATATATTATTTTCTTAAATTTATAATGGACGAAATAGTTCGAAATATAATATGTGAAATATCAATTGAAGAAAATATAAACTTAGAAAAAGTTATAACTAAATATTGTAAACAACTGAAAAAATGTTTTAAAGTATATTATAATGTGTATGGGTTAGAAGACTATAAAATGAATAATATAGATTATATGATATTATATAACATATGGAAGACGTTAAAAATGAAGGGATGTATAGAATCTTATTTGATTATAATGTATTCTTATTATAAATTAGAGGATTTTCATTTCCCAATTAATAAATTTAAATCGGGTCTTGATTGTATAAAAATTATAAAAGATACTGATACAATAGCAATAATAGATTCTATGATTAAATTTGATTAAAGCTATATAAAATCATATAATATAATTTAATTAATGAACATCCCTTTAAAATGTTTAAATGTTTATACTACAAAAACACAAGGAGAACAAATAAACAAGATTATATTAAGTTATATTGACAATGAATGGGCGAAAAAATCATGTACAATAACAGATGCTACTGCATGTATAGGGGGTAATTCTGTGCTGTTTTGTAAAGATTTTTATAAGGTAATATGTGTTGAAAAAGAAAATGACATTTTTTCTATCCTTAAATCAAACACGAAAGATTATTTAAATTGTCAATGTTATAACGCGAGTTATAATTACGTTAAATTTTTAATTAAACAAAATATTATTTTTATAGATCCACCGTGGGGCGGAAATGATTATAAAAATAAAAAGAATGTGAAATTGTATCTTGACAATATTGATATACAAAAAATAATTAATGAAATGTATAGTTTTACAGATTTGGTAGTGTTGAAAGTTCCTATAAATTTTGACAATAACTCTTTGAATAATTTATTTTGGTATCACAGATTTCATAATATAACAAAATTCAATAGAACCGTTTATAATATAATAGTGTTCTATAAACACACTTAAAGAAATATCTCATAATATAATAGGTACTTGAAATATCTGTACGGTTGCCCGAGTGGTTTAAGGGGGCAGACTTAAGATCTGCTGGCTTCGGCCTCGTGGGTTCGAACCCCACACCGTACAGATATTTCAATAAGTTGATTTAAAGTTTTTTTATATGAATATATTAATGACAACATTATATCCATATGTAACCGATTTTTATAAAATAGATATAATTATACTTTTAATTATAGTTTATTTTTTCTATTGCTACAATTAAATTATTTATAATTAATAAAAAATATTTATTTTACATAAATGAGTGAATTTAGTCATTTCATATTCGATAATTTTTCTTCAGCTAGAGTGATAACAGTTCTTGTTCACACTTACATAGCCACACTGATTTATGAAATAATTAATCCAGTTATATTTACATTTATAGATCCAGATGAAAAATTAAAAAACTACAAAATAAATTTATCCAAGAATAAATCTATAAACATAGGTAGAGTAATATCAGATCTTATAACTATAATATTAATTTTCTCCGTATTGTTTTATTTACATAAACAAAAAAAATAATATGTAATTTATAATATATAATGTATGGTTCCTTAAAAAGGAAAAATAAAAGAGTTAATTATTTATCTTACCACCCATTTGGTCCAAATTATGAAAAAATTATGAAAGAACAGGATTTAAAAAATATAGATAATGACGAACCCAAGCTGGCTTTAACAGGAGACACCTCTCCGTTAAAATTAGATGATAATAATCCTCAAACAGATGCTGTTATTAAATCAAATGAAGGAAATGAGAAACCTATCGTATTAAAACCCAAGGTAAATAATAAAGATAGTGAGAATGTACCTAATAAATCTTATAAAAACGATTCTTTATTTTGCATTGAAAACATGTTATTATTATTAATTTTTTCTATGTTAGTTTATTGTTTATATGTATATTTTACTGAATCTAAGGGGAGATCTTCTTTTGGTGCCAGAGACTGTGCATCATATGATATATCTAGAGCATATGATATGGTAAAATAAAAGCAAATTATTTCTAAAAAATAATCAACTTAAAACACACACTTCATAATAAATTATACATAATATGAAGCGACTGTTTTTTCAAGAGGCGTACAATCAGGCTCTTAAGTCTGAAATGAATTTTAATCATGGTGCTGTTTTAATATATCGGGGGAAAATTATAGGACGTGGATATAACACATATTATAACACTAATTCTAATAAGAAACGTTCATTGCATGCAGAAGTTAGTGCCATCCTAGACGGACTTAAAAAAATCAAGGTCGAGGATTTGAAACGTTGTGAACTTGTTATAATTAGGGTTAATTCACAGGGCGAATGTGTAAATTCAAAACCATGTCAACATTGTACTAATTTTATAATGAAACACTCTATTAAAAAGGTATATTATTCTTAAATCAATAAATCCATAAATCAATCAATATACTCCTCCATTCGGGTTCGAACCGAAGACCTCGCGGTTAACAGCCGCACGCTCTAACCAACTGAGCTATGGAGGAATGTATTGATTAAACTTTTTAGGGGTTAAAATTTAAATTTTTATTTAACTGTTTAGGCTGTTTTAACTAGGTGTTCTATTGTTTTAGTTATATATTTTTAGTTTTTATAATTACTACTGGTTTTCCTCGCCCTCAACCTCTTCTTCGTCCTCGGAATCTACGATAGAATATCCAGAAAGCTTATTACTCTTAAAAATCTTCGCCTGTAGAAGCTTAAAACCTACACCAAACTGAGTCTTGCCAACAAACCAAACACCTGTAGACTGAATAAGACAAACAGCCTCCGAACCCCTTGGGATAGAACTTAGATCGATATTTCCATCCTCGTCTACAACATTAATAGGATTCTTATTCTCATCATAAACGGCAAACTGAGGAACTCCGTTTACAAATGGAAGCTTTACCTTTAGATTAGATGGCCACTTTGAGTCCTTAGGGAACTTTTCAGCAGACTTGTAAAACTCCTTACAGAGTTCTTCGCTTAGCTTCTTTCCAAACCAGGCTGGCTCTTCCATAGCATAAGTCTTTGCCTTATCGTCAATAGCGCGAATATTCTCAGTAAATTGGCGAAGCTGAGGATTCTGAGTCTCATCGTTTGCTAGAGCAACTGAAATGTGATACTTAACTGCTTCTCCGTTTTGTGGCTTAGATTGATCAATTCCAAAAGGAATGCGAACACGAGATGTCTGAAGAATAAACGCCCCATTATTCTGATCTGTTTCATAATTAATAAGAACGCTCTGCCCACCTAGCTTATTTTGCCTAGGCGCTAGAAACTTAATAGAAGTATCGTCAAATTCGCTGGGGAGTACAATCGTGTGGGACATGTTTATTAGATAATATAGTATGTATATTCTCTTTAAGTTCATTAAGCGTAAAAATGTTAATTTAAATTATTTTTTAGTATTGTATTCAGATATGATAGCAATTTGGATTTTTTTGAATGTCCTATTTATAGTAATTATAGTAGAATTTTTTACATATGTACGTAAAAATAGACAAGTTAAGAATACAAAAGAAGATAAAACACACGATAACTATGATCTCAATTTAAATGAATCTAAAGAAATCCTATTAGATAAATATTCTACATTAAAAGACGTACAGTTAGAACTTTTACCAGGTAAATTTCTTATAAAAACCCCCAATAATGTATTTATTAAAATAAAGAATCGTATTGTTATACCAGAAATAAATTTATTATATAATATCAATGAAAAATTTATATTGGATGTTATAAATGTAAATGGTGAAAAAATAAATTATTTTTATAAAAAAATATAATGTAATCATAATAATTAAATGGTAAGATACGCAGATAAATTTATGGCTCTAAATAATAAAAATAAAGCCGCAATAACAATTGGAATGTTAGTCGGCGCTGCTGCAGTAGTGTATTTGCTGATGAAACTTGTTGCGATGCTTAGAAAAGAAACTTCATTTAAAGGACCCCCATCTAAGATTCCGGTAATGACTCGTAGGATGCCGGTAATGGAATCTTCTATGGCGAGAACACATCGCCGCATGCATGAACCTTCTATGGCTAGAACACGTCGTCGCACTGGCAAAGGGAGTATGCTCACACAGGGCACCTTTAATATGATGAAGGGTCCATACGGGAAGCCAGCACCTCCACGCCGTCGCCCACCACAACAAGGTCCTATAGGTCCACCAGGTGTACCAAGGGGACCACCGCCGTGTGCTATCCAAGCGGGAGAGATTGACAACCCCCGCTGGGGGCAGCCCGGCCAAAGAAAATGTATTAAAATAAAATAAAATGATTTATTACAATATATAATATGGCTATCAGGAAAATGAAAATGACCCCAAAACAAATAAATCAATTACTGGGTCTTTTGGTAGTTTTAGGACTTATTTTATTACTATTAAACTGTATGTATAATAAAGGTAAAGAAAGTAGTTATTGTGAAGCATCGACTACAGATGATAAAATTTCAGATTTACAAAGACAGGCTGCTATACAACTTGAACAGACTAAATTTTTAACTTCTAATGTACTGTATTAAATTTGTAAATATTATATATTATATTACAAAAAAATACAAATACTAAAATAAAATCATATAAATGTATAGAACATAATAAATCAAATTGTATTCTATACATCTATGGAACCGATTGTCTTTGATGACGAAGAACTTGACGAAATTGCAGAGTATGATACAGAAACTATAGAGCAGTTTGAAGAAGAACGTTGCTTGAATATAATCGACGAGTTTAAAAAAGAAATAATCAAAGAACCTGAGTTTTATTCAATTGACAATATTTCATCATTTGAAATTTATAACTTAACTCGTATGGACCATAAATTTACGAAAAACATTCTAACTGACCAACAATTGATTCTTTTTGACAAAATGTTTCTATCTATATACGATTATTCAACTACAGTCTCAAATTATAATTTCATAGCCAAAAAGATTTTTAGAAGAATTTACATCATTTAATAAATTTTTCATATCTTTTAGATTCCCTGCTTATCGTAGTTGTACTTACACCTGTCTTATTGTAAAGATATGATAGACTATAGGTATTATAATAAGGATCCTTTTTAGAAGCTTTTTTAGAAATAGCATATACAATTCCATATATACCATTATCCCCTGGGGGAGGCATGCCTGCATTTCTTATAGATCTTTTAACAAGGTCTAACTCTCTTATTAAAAAAGGTGTTAATTTTAAATCTATATCACGTTTTAATCTAATATTTGTATATTGGTCGTATTTTGTATTAATAAATATTTGTTTTAGCTTGGAAAGTTCAGATGATATAATACCGACGTCCACCTCAAGTTGTCTAGACAATCTTTCAATTGTAATTTTTAGACCATTATATATTATCACACTATATATAATAAGAGCTGCTAAAGATTTTTTTTGATCACCTCTTATATTATCTGTTTTTATTATCATTAAATACCACATTTCTATAATTTCCTGTCTTATCTTATCAAAAATTTGAGGATTATACATATATTCAGACTCTAATAAATCTATTTTATTTAGGATGTATGTTAAATCCTGTTGTAATTTTTTTTCTTCGGGGCTTGTATTAACCCATGTATTTACACGTGATAAATCCCTATTTGTACCATCTGGTGATATAAAACTTCCTAGTTTTCCAGTGTTTAAATTTTGCTTAAATGTTTTGTAGGGGTTTATAGATTCATCTAACACTGTTCCACATATTTCACATACTTCTGTGTTATTTCTAATAACTTTAGAGTTACTTTTGCATACTCTACAAAAATCTTCAAGTCTTTCTTGTAAAGTTTCATCTTCTTTCTCTTTCTCTTTCTTTATTAAACCATGTTTTTCTATACAATTTAATAAAAATTTTCTCTTTAATTTTTCATCTGTTATTTTATTTACATGTAATTTTAATAATTGTACCGTGATTTCTTTAGACATATTTAATATATATTAATATAATTTATTATATTTTTATATAATAAGTAAACATGTCTCAGTTAATATACGAAGCTATAAGCGTAGGAGTTATGACAGTTTTATTTGGTAATGTAATTGCGTGTGTATTAGATTTTGCTATACTTTCTCCCAAATTAAAACTAAAATTACCTTTAAGGTCTAGTAGGGATAATTTTTATCAAATGGGTATACTTTTATTTTTAACGGGTGTATCTATACACCTTTTCTGTGAATTCATGGGATTAAATAGGTGGTATTGTAAAGAAGGTTTTGCATGTAAAAGATAAACACAATAAATGTATTTATTAAGATAGTATTAATAAAGAACCCTCGCGGGGGCTCGAACCCCGGACCTTAGGATTAGAAGTCCTACGCGCTATCCAATTGCGCCACGAGGGCTCTTTATTAATACTTAATTTAATATGTGAAGTGATATGGAACGTGAATATTATTTACACATTTGTCTCTTATAAACTCAGGACATAAACTATTAATTAATTCCTGATCTTTATATTTACAACCCATACGTAAAAAATTTATATACATATTTGAATACACCATACACCTGTTTTCTCCTAAAGTTTTTACATTAAAAATGTAATACATTAGTATTATATAATTATACACCATTGGATAATATTTTTTACACACTCTTTTTTTGATTAAATTTATATCTACTTCTTGACAACACGCCTCTTCACCGGAGGCTTTGGGGCAGGAACCTTTGGGTCTTCCTTTACAAGAGCTGCGTCGGCTACTACCTCAGGCTTGTGAGCTGGCGTCTCTTCCTTAGTCTCGGAAGACTTCTTATCCTTCTCAGATGGTGGATAATGAGGCTTTAGATAACGCTGAATGTTAAAAAATGTCACCGGCTGATCTGGATCCCTGAGAAGAACCTTTAGCTTCTTAGCCTCTGGTGTAGTATCTAGTAGAATAAAACGACGATTATTAGGATCCTGTAGATTATTAGTCTTAATGTAATTATTGATTGTGGTAGTTACTTCTTGACGAGAATGTTCAGTATTCTCGGGGAATCCTAGGAATGAACACAACTCATTTGAAATAACAACAGGGCGCTGTAGAGCAGAAACCTTCTTAGGGGCATTTGGATCTACTTCGGTTACGCGCTTTGAGCGCTTACCGGACTTCATAGCCTTGTTTACATCTTTCTGTAGAGTCTTAAGACGAACATTCATAGTCTTAAGAGTTTCTGTTAGGGTATTAAAATCCTTCAATAGAAGGTCAAACTTATCAGATGGAGATAGAGGCTCTGTCTGTTCGAGAGTGGTCATTTTTATAACTAACTATTTGTACATTCCTTTATATAGGTTTAAAGAAACAATTTAATAATATATAAAATGGATAATATTTTAACAGATTTATCTAAATTTTTTAAAGACAATAATAAAAAGGGTAACTGTATAAAATTTACCTTTGGAAAATACACTAGTGAGTTTGGTTTTGACGCGAAATTATTTAACAAATGTAATTATGAAAAAATTAAATCTTCGTTTGATTCTTATAACAATTGGAAAAAAACCCTAGAAGAAGTTATGTTTGAAGGAGATGAGGCTCCAATGAAAATTGTTGACAGTATTATAATTAAGAATACTGGACCATATGATATATTAGTTACCTCTGAAACTATGGAAAAAGTAGACATAATTGATTCTAACCTAAAAGAAATTAATTTATATACATACGAATGGAAACGCCATGATTTTCTTTTAAAGAATTACACGTATTCATTCGGAGATTCTATTCAAAAACTAGAAATATATACAACTGATAGCAATGTATCAAGTGATTATTTAGCACATTCAAGTCTGCTAAAGATTAAAGACATTATGAACATATGTAATAATGGAAAAAAGCTTGAAGATACTATGGAAATTTTACAAAAAAAATAACAATTTAAAAGAATAAATGTATAATTAATTAAAATAATAATGTTTAAGTTTTTCAACGAGAATAACCAAGATATTACAACTGAAGATGTTTTTTCTATTATAAACGTAACACCTATTAATGTTTTATTTTATCAAAAAGCTTTTATCCATAAAAGTGTTTTAAGATTCTTAGCTAAACACGAAGAAGAATCTTTAAGGGTTTCATATGAAAGATACGAATTCCTTGGAGACTCGGTTCTTAATCTTGTTGTCGCTAATTTTATTTTTCATAAATACCCTGATAAAGATGAGGGATTTCTAACTAGAATTAGAACTAAACTAGTAAACGGTAAAACACTTGCATACCTTGCTAGACAGATAAATTTAAATAGATTTCTTATTATTAGTAAGAATGTTGAAAATATCGGTGGAAGAGACAATGATAGATTCTTGGAAGATATATTCGAGGCTTTTATATGTTCTATTAATCTCGATCTTGGTTTTAAGTATGCTGAAAAATTTATTTTAGAAACTATGAATAAATACATTGATTTTGAATGTTTAGAAGAAGATAATAATTATAAAGACATTCTACTAAGAAGATGTCAGCAAAGTATCCAAGTAAATCCAGAATATGAACTAGTAGAAACTTCTGGACCGGCTCATAAAAAAGTATTTACATCCGTGGTCTTGATAAATGGAAAAAAGTATTGTCAGGGGACTAATAAAACAAAAAAAGAGTCTGAACAAATAGCGTCCAAATTGACCCTTGAATTTTTAGATAAAGAAGGACTTTTTGTTGTAGGTTCTCCAGTAATTTAATTAGAAGCTCCCGTACTTCCAAACCCCCCGGAACCCCTATCAGTTGTATCATTAACAGTTTCTATCTGAAACTTAGGAAGAATTCCATCAAAGGCTACAATTTGAAAATAACAACACCCCTCTTGAAATAAAACATCTGTTTCTCCAATATTATCAACTACCGCAATTACATTACCTCGGTAATTTTTATCTATAATTCCAACAGAGTTTGCTAGTCTTACATTAGTTTTTGAAATAGAACTTCTGGGAAGAACCATATATCCGTGGCTAGGATTTGTTTTAATATTAAGATTTATCTTAAAGGAATTAGATTTAGCTGGTATAAAAACTGATTTTTGCATTGGAATATCCAAACCAACGTCTTCATTTTTTCTAGCTTTTTCATACGTTGGATGATTTTCCCAGTAATGAGAATCTTCGGGGTCTATTTTCAGGAATAGAGGCATAATATTATAGGTTATTACATATACATTTAATTTATTTTTAAGTTAATTTAAAGTTAAATCATATAATAATATTATTATGTTAAGAAATTGTATTACAAACCTCAATAGGAATAAAAGATTGATTTCAGTTGTTCTTCCTAGTTATGAAGAATTTAATCGTTTCCCAGTTCCAGTATCAAATGAAAATAAAAAATGTATCCCCGAAACAGAATATAATGGTCTAATTGATCTTGATGATAAAATTAAATATGTAAATATTGACACATATGGACCACCTGGTTTTGTTAAACTGGTTGATTGTATGCCAAGATATATTCCTGAAAGTTGTCAACATTTGATGTGTGATCACGCTATTGTTCAAGCTGCAAGAGTTTCATTTAATCAAGGTATTAAAACACCCGAAAAAGATAAGAGTTTAATTGATTTTCTTGTTAGACATAAACATACATCCCCTTTTGAAATGGTAAAATTTAAATTTCATATTAAATGTCCAATTTTTGTACAAAGGCAATGGATTCGTCATAGAACTGCAAATGTTAATGAAATTTCCGGAAGATACTCTGTTATGAAAGGAGAATTTTACTGTCCTAGGACTATATATGATCAGGGAAAGTTGAATAAACAAATGTCTGGGAATGAAATTAGAGATGAACAAATTAAATATAAATTCGAGGAGTATATGACAAATTCTTATAAACAATATGGACTTTATAGAGATCTAATAAAGGCTGGAGTATCTAGGGAAATCGCAAGAATTGGTCTTCCTCAAAATATGTACACTGAATTTTATTGGTGTATTGACCTACACAATTTATTGAATTTTATCAGACTTAGGTCTGCAGAAAATGCACAATCTGAAATAAAGGAATATTCGGATGCTATGAAGGAAATTATTACAGATCTTTGTCCTAATACACTTAAATCATTTGATAAGTATTCAAATACAACACTTACCTAATTTTGACATAAACTTTTTACATATATTTTTTTTATCTATCACATCTTCGGTATATAAATTTAACCCATTTAAAATAACG